GGAATTTTAAACCATATATCTTGAGAAGTACTTATTACATCATCAGTTTCATAAGTCAATCCATCTTGTGATGCATAATCTATTGAAATAGGGTTTTCGAAACTGTTAGAATAACCAATATTTATATTTCTACTATTTGCATTAAATGTTAGATAAGTATTTGTATCTATTACTGTAGGATTTTGTAAAGTAGGCGGTCTAAATTCTAATTGATAATTATAATCAATTGGCTTATCTAACACAATTTTTTTAGGGCAAGATACACCATCAATATATCTTGTCTTTGTAATTGGTCCCATTTCTACATTATAAACTATTGCATAATCACCTTCACTAGGATTTTGTATACTACTTAAAGCATAAGCGTCCTGTATGAAATTAATGGTGTTTCCACCACCGCCACCTGATGGAATGTTTCCTATTGCTGTGTCAAATTCACTTGCTGTTATTGTTGCTTCACTACCTGTTTTTGTTCTTATTGCATCGGCGACATCAGTTAGGAAGTGGCCTAATGTATCAGTTCTTGCCATTAATAACTACCTCCTAACGCATCTGTTATTGCGCTTGCTATACTATCGTCTACATACTTCTTCGTTGCTGGGTTGTAATCACCAGTTGGGGTGTATGCAGTAGTATTTGACATTCCCAAAATACTTGTCATATTGTTTAAAGCATATTTATTTCCGCTTCCGATAGTTTTTCTTCCTTTTGTAAAGTACTGGTCTGTATAAACTGCTTCTATTTTTTGATTGTTATATTCATTTACTTTTAAATACAAAGAGAAATTTGTTTTTCCCATAGGCGAATAACTAATACCATAGTATGAAGATGAACTTTTATCACAAATGCCACTTAATTGAATTGAAACTAGCACATAGTTTGATAATGGTGATACAGATGAAATGTACGCTGCACAAAATCCAAGTGTAGTTGAATTAATAAAGAAATCTTTTTTGTTAGTTTCAAATAAATTATTATTTACAAGGTCTGTAAAAAATTTATTATTAATATCATCACTTAATTCTAATATAGCATTAGTTATATTTATTACATGAGATGTTTGTATATTACCACTACCTAATAAACTTTCTCCATCAATAGTTTTAAGGTTGGTAACACCTTCTTGAACATTTATATTCTCCCATCCATAAGTTGCTGGGTCGCCACCATCGGTTGTTCCTACATAGAAGTATCCATTTGTGTATGTATTATCAGTTGCTCCTGTGTATTGAACTATTTTACCTACTGTTGTGCCATCTGCTGTTGGCATTGTATCATATTGAATTGTTTGTCCTTTATTAGCATCTACATATTTTTTATTAACTAATTGATTATTTGTAGTTGGTGTAACTGAACTTTCCGGAAGCGTAGTAAATGTCTTTTTACCATTTATTATTTGTTGAGTAGTCGTCATTACATACGTATTACCTTCAATACTATTTGTAGCAATACCAGTTGAACTATTTGCAACAGAAACTGTATACATTCTTTCTGTTCCTGAAGTTGTCGTACAAAATGCTAAAATGTCTGTACCGACTTCTAAATCATTAGTTATATCTTTTAACACATACATAACACCATTTGATAAACTTAATGAATATACTGATGTACCTGTTCTTGTTGGTGAATAATAAATATTTATACTAAGCGAAGAAACATTTTTATTGTTAAATATATAAGTTCCTTTCTTTAATCCTAATAAATCAAAACTATAAGTAGTTATTTTATATATATCTGTTCCACCTACCGCACTAATGACATTATTATTTATTGTTATATTATCGCCAGCAGTTAATTCGTCTTGTTTACCATTCCATGCTGTTTTTTCAGCAGTAGTAACAAATTTATTTGTGCCAAGTGAATCATCTACTAAATCAGCACTTAACTTGTTTGTGCTAGTTATTTCGGCTTGTAATCCATTAACTAAATCACCAACTGGAACATCTAATGCCGTGCCATTTTTTAAAGTTAATACTATCTTTTTATTTGTATTATCATAAGTTGCGCCAACAACCATTGTTTCTAGTGGTAAATCAACGCTGTCTGTGCTTATTGTAGTTCCAGCACTATCTTTTAAATTTAATGTCATTTCATAAGTTGCGTTGTTTAATGTTAATTCAATTGTTGAACCTGTTGATGTTGCAAGTGTATAGTATGTCAAATCGTTTACATTTTTGTTAATATACCCTGCATCATTTGTAAAATCGCTGACTTTTAATTCGCTTTTTGCTTCTTGTACTGTTGCATCTACAATTTGATTTACATCTGCTTCAGTAAAATAGTCAACGCCTTTTTCAGGAACAACTTTTCCTAAATCCATAACTGCCATATCATCACTCTCCTATCGTTAGCAGTAAATGCCCATTTACTAGGCTATAATTTGTTAAATTTGAGCCACTTTCACTCGTAGCAATTAAATGCCCATTTTCTATTTTAAAAACTGTTATACCGCTGTCGCCATCATATACTTGAACATCCTTTGTTTCACCATCTCTATTTGTTATTGATACAGTAGTTACATTGCCTTCTTTATTTGCATCAATATCAACATTTTCGGCTTCTGCAAGACCATCATTTAATGCTTGCTCAAATTGTTCCATTTCACTTGGGGTTATTGGTTCACTATTTTCAGCATTATCTTTTAAAGAACCATACCAAGTTTCAAAATATACAGGGCTTGGATTGTATCTTGTTATTTCTTCTTCGCCTTGTACTAAATAAGCGACTACACCAATTTCTACTTGGCCTTTTTCTGTTAAAACTTCTTGTGGGAATGCACACTCATCATTAACTATAATTTGCTTATAAGTTTCGCCTTTAAATGTAAAGTATGCTTCTTTGACAAAATCACTTGTTATTTCTTCACTAAATTCAAATTGACATTTGCTAATGTTAATTTCTTTTTCATTTACCGCTTCATCTTTGTCAATTTGTATTTTGTGTGGGTTTACAATTAATTTCATTATTCTTCACCTCCAGCATTTCTAGTGCCTAACATGTCTTCTATACTAGGCTCAGTTTCTTCTATTTCCCTGATTGCTTTTTCGCTTTCTTCTAATGTTTCATCAGGTTTTAGCCATTGTCTTAATTCAACTTTACTAACAATGCCTTTGTTTTGTGCATATGTAAGTTGCGCCCATTCAGTTTGCGTGTCTTCAAGCAATGAGTATGACCAATCAAAATTAACTTCGTATTCGCCTTGTGGTGATAAATTAAACGCATTTGCTAATACGTTGCAAGCATAAAAGAAATCTTCCATGCCCTTTTCAACATTTGTGCGCATGTCGTCTGTTAATGTAAACGTGTCATACATAGCATGCTTTATTTCAGTAGCTGTTGCATTTTGTGTGTTTACCTCACTTATAATTCCGTAGCTTGTTCCAACTTCGTGCTCTAATCGTTTATATAATTCTTGAAGCCTTATAGTGTAATCTCTAAATTGTGGATCAAACACTTCAAAGAAGTCATCACTAGTTGCATCTATCTTTTTAAATAATCCATTTGATGGTAATGCGTTCTTGCCATTAAACAATGTTATGTCGGCGCCTACAAATACTTCTTTTAATTCGTATTCACGAATCATTTGTTTCATCGTTTCTTTAATTTCTAATATCGTAGCATCACAACCGTATGTAATTGGCACGCCATATTTATCATTTGCACGGCGATTATTTATTGGCGATTTTATATAGCCGAATAAAACTCTATCAACATTGGTTATTGTTCTAACCTCTTGTATGTCTTTCCAAAACTCTGGCGCTGGTATTTGGTTTCCTTTTTCATCGCTAAATTGTTGCGTTATTACCATGTTGCCATTTTCTATCTTGTAATTAGTCCAACGTAAATAAACCTTTTGGCTAAGTGTTCCATTTATTACTCTGCGCTCAGCAAGTACTGTAGCACCTGTAATGTTTTCGCCATCTATTTCATCAATTGTTAGCCTATCTTGTGGGACTAAATTGTAATATATTTTGCCTTGTTTTACATAAGGCACAATTATAACACCACCATATCCAAAAGCCATTGACACAATCTTCTTGGCTTTTTTCCACATTGATGTTCCTGTCATATTAAGTAGCTCAGCCCTTTTATTCTCGCCATCTACGTTCATAACGCTGTCGCTTACTACATAATTGGCAAGTTTATTTGAAAACACTGCGTTAAAATTTATGTTATCAATGTTTTCATAAGCCTTAGCATATTTGCTGTTATCATCTATTTCTTTATCTGTTGTTTGCGTCTTTATCTTAAACACATTGGTTAAGATATATTTAATTATGCTTTTAAACATTTCTTTTTTTACATTCCTTTCTTCTTCCAAATATTATTTAATGCATAGCGTGTAGCATCTATGCAATGGTTGTTTGCGTCCACATAACCACTAATATAATTGCCGTCTTTGTCTTGCTCGTATTCGTATGTGCAAAACTCTTGTGCTGCCGTTGGACATCTGCGTTGGTCAATTACTATTTTTGCAAGCGACGATAGCCACTTCATAGAATATTCAACACTTCCGGCACCTTTTTCAGCGCCTTTTATGCATGCGCCGTATGCTTTAAAGTCGCCAATTGACTTTGGCTCAGCACTATCAGCAATTATTAAGTTTTCCTCGCTCACCCCTTTCTCTTCCACTAATTTATTCCATAATTCTTCGTTGCTTGTTTTATTAACAACTAATTCATCAAATATGTAAAGAGTGCGCTGCGAAGAATCATAACAACATTTTATCCATGCTGCTGGATCTGGGAAATATCCCCAGTCTAAGCCTTGATATAAATAATCAAAGTTTTCTATTTCTTTGTCGGTTATCTCGCGTAGTTCAACGTTTTCAAATACGTTTCCTCCGCTTCCTGTTTCTTCGCCTAAATAAACATTTTTGTATTGCTTCTCATTTATCGAATGCATGTAATCAGCTTCGTCAAAGAACTTATTACCTAGCCATTCCCTAGGCACATCTAAATAAGTGCTTCGGTGTACTAGCCTGTCGGCTTTTGGCAATCTTTTTTCAACATTTACAAAATGCTGCGAACTTGTTGGCGTATTGTAAACTCTAAATACGACAAAGTCCTCGCCACCACGAATAACTGACCTGTCTATTGTTCCAACTTCGTTCATTCCGTTCATTTGGTCAAACTCTTCGTAAACAACAATGCCTATGTATTTGTCCTTGGGCGGTTTTATTGACTTAATTTTAACTGGATCATCAGCACCTCTGAAGTATATGATTTGTCCTGTGTTAGTATTAGTTATTTCAAGCGGTGATTTGGTTGCTTTCCAATGAGTAGGAACGCTCGGGTATGTTTCCCCTAGTTTATCAATGCCCCACTGCATTTGACTAAATACTGAATCTTTTAATGTATTCCCTACCTTACGAATAAGCAAGGCGCATATATTTTCGTTGTTTTCTAATAACTCGGCTACCTTTTCGCTCCAGTAAGACGATTTAACAGAACCACGCCCACCTTCAAGCCAATATTCAAAGTGCTTTCTATCGTCAATATCGCGGTTTAAGTCAGCAAATGCCTTGCCAATATCCTTGGCTGGTATGCAAATAATAACTCTTTCATTTTCGGCTTTCTTTTCCTGCTTTTCCATTAGTTGTTGAATTATCTCATAGTTCTTGCCACTGCCATTAACAGCACCTTTTATAAGGCCTAGCGTTGCCAATTCCTTGTATGTTTGACCTTTGCTATTAGTTGCATTTAAGCATTGTTCTAGTGTTTGCAACATAGTGGCTTTCTCGCGCCTAGCTTTACCTGAAGCAATGCCACCTTGACGCGCTATTTTCGATTGTTCTTCGGCTGTTCTGCTATCAAACCCTTTATCATAAACAAGGTTTTGTATATTTGCCACTATATCACCTCCTTAATATGCAAATAAGGATTAATATAATCCCCATTCGGCAAACTTTTCAAATCCACCAACTTTGTTGATATACTCTCTTGCTATTTCCACTATTTCACTGTAAGGCTTGCCATCAATTGTATCATCGCCTATTGCACAGCATAACTCTACAACTTCGCCTGTTTCTTGGGCTTTTAGAAATGCATAAATGTTAACTGACACGTCTGCTTTTGATAAGTCCTTGCCATGTAATCCACCACCTGTAACACTTTGAGCCATATCGCTACCTAATTTTCTATTTGTAGCACCTGAGTCTACATCTGTTCCACCTGTCCAATAACCTAGTGGATTAAATATATAATCTTCACTATCTCCTATTAGTTTTTTTAATTCGTGGCCTGTTGCATTACTTTGGCAACATATAAATTTATCATCTGTTAAAATATATTTACCATCATAAGGAAATGCATCGTATATTTCTCTTGCTAATTTGCTTATACGTTTTTCATTATCAGTTAATGGCACGCCTTTGAATATTCCATTGTCGCCACATCTTATTTCTTTTTCTTGATTTCCTGCTAGATGTACGTCTTGCTTTTCTACCATAGCATTTACATATATGTTTTCTCCTGCTATTCTATGTACTATGTTTTCTATTTCTTTTTGCCCTATTTCTTCACTAGTTTCAATAATAACATTACATTCTCCGTGTCCAATTAATACTTCTACTGCTATCTTTGGCCTTTCATTTTTAGAATATGCTAGGTCAACCAATGCTCCAGCAATTCTATCTGCCACTTTATCTGGGTGACTTGGATTTACTTTTTCAATCACTTAATTTCCTCCTCGTATTGTTTTAATGATAAGTTATCACTAACAATTTTAATGCTTTCTACATTTTTAAAACCTAATGCACATATATAAGCAAGTTCCATATCAAATACACAAGGTTCTTTTATATCGGCTTGCAATACAAAGTCATTGCTTGTATAACATTTGACATTGCCATCAAGTATATATGTCGGTTCTTGATATTCAACATTTGGATGATATAATTTGCAACTTCCTATATGCACTTCTGTTCCTATGTCAAAGTAATTGCTTCCTACATATCCAAAATTCGTTATTTTTAGGCTTTTATTGGCGTTTTTTAATGTTTCTAGTATATTTATACCACCTACACCTGTCTTAACGATTTTTTGCCCCTTAAATCGCTTTTGTGCTAGGTTGTATTCTTCATCAGTAGCTACTACTATCAATTTAACTTCACTGCCTTTTCTCTTGTAAAGTTTTCCCAGCGTTGTATTATTACATCTATATAATGTGGATCTAGTTCCATCATATAACATTTTCTATTTAATTGTTCACAAGCAATTAGTGTTGAACCACTACCACCAAATAAATCAACAATATTATTGTATTCATTATTTTTATCAAATTTTTTAAATATTTGTGAAATAAGATTTAATGGTTTTTGTGTTGGGTGTACTCTGTTTATTTTTTCACTTGCCATTGTAAATTGCCTTACAACACTTCTAAAATTAGTCCAAGCGAGTTCACAATCAGTTTGGTCAGAGCTACCATTATTTTTGTCCCATACAATCCAACATTCAGCACTTGGTAAACATTCAGTATAATAGTTTGCTCCCCACCACACTTGTTTTGCTTCCTTAAAATAATCTTTGCATAGATTAAAACTATTTATTGCAACTGTATTGTCATCATCATTCATAATGTCGGTTTTATATTTTTCACTTAATACTCCACTTTTGCTAACTGCATTCATTCCATAAGGTGGATCAGTAAATACCATATCAGCCTTAACACCATTCATTAATTTTGCTACATCTTCTTCTTTTGTGCTATCTCCACACATTAATCTATGATTTCCTAACTGATAAATATCTCCTAATTTTGCTTTTGGTTCTTCAGGAACATCAGGAACTTCATCTTCTACTATCTCTTGTTCTTCTTCAATATCAAAACCCATATCAAATCCAAAGTCTGACATATCAATAATATCGAAGTTCATTAACTCATCATTTAAAATATCGATATCAAAATCACTGTTCATAGTTAGTTTGTTATGTGCTAGTGTGTAAGCCTTACGTTCTTCATCAGTTAAATGGTCTAGGCGAATAATAGGGACTTCGGTATATCCTAATTCTTTACAAGCAATTAATCTACCATGCCCCTCAACTATTTCATCTTTCCAAATTCCTATTGGATCATCCATCCCAAATTGTTCTATTGATTTCTTTATTTGCTCAATTTGTTCTGCTGGATGCAATTTAGCATTATTTTTGTAAGGTTTAATACTATTAATGTCTACATATTCAATTTTAAGTTTTTCCATGTTTAACTCCTAACTATTAATCATTTTATCATAAAAAAGCAAATAAACAAAATTGCTATTTATATTTGTTTATTCGCCATAGTCTTAAAAGTTCAAAGCCTTTTTCATCATACTGATTAAGGTAGTCCCAGATTGCATTTTTAAGTTGTTCGTTTATGCGAACATTAGAGTACACATACCACATATAAAAGATTTTTCCATTGCAATCAAGCTCGTTAAATAATTTCTTGATAGCAAAGCGATTCTCGCAAAAATCATTGTAAGTAAAGAACCACATATTTTCATTAATAAATTTGCATACTGAAAAATCAACTTTCCCCATTTATTCCTCCTCTTTACTCTTTAAACATGCCCAAATTAGATTTTTAAATGTGCTTAAAATGCAGAAAAAAAGGCACATTAAAATTAATGCACCTACAAATAAAAAAGCAAATAAGTATTCAAGTAATTGCGCCATAGCATCACCACAATTATATTATAAAATTATAGCAAAGAAAAAGCAAGAACATGTGGTTTGAAGTTCTTACTTTCTCCTTATGTTAGGGGGTAGTAGCAGGGTTGCTACATATTAATTATAACATGGGATTATTATTTACGCAATTTAATTTTTCTTTTAATTTTTCATTTTTTTGCCATACTTTAGCCATTTCTTCTTGCATTGCTTGATTATTTTCTTCTAACCTTTTATTTTCTTGTTGTAAATTAGTTATGCAATCTTCAATTTGTTTTGTTAATTTTTTGCTTAAATAACACATACCAGTTGTTTCATTTACTATTAAATTATCTAATATTTCTTTTATCCCATCACTCATAATTCCTCCACACTTAATATTTTTAATACATAATATATTTCACCGATTTCAGCACCCCAATTTGGATTACCATAATCTATGTCTATTTTTACAAGACATTTAATAGTAGGCTTATCATTGCCATAACCGTTTCTAAATAATATTTCAAATGGTTTCCCTTTCGCATCTAATAAAGGTTTTTTGAATCTTTCAGTCCAATACCATTTTATTTCTCTGTATTCTTCTTTCTTTTCACCTGATTTAATCATATCAAACCATTTCTTTTTTATTGGTAATGTTAGCATAATTAATTATCACCTACTTTTTAATTTCTATCAATATAAGAATAACTCATCACTTTATTTATTGCCGATAAAATTTCATCACATTGTTTAACATAATTTTTATTATCAATACATTCTGCCATTGATTTCATAATGTCATATCTCATTTTTGCTAATAGCATACATAATTGGCTTTGTTCATTTTTATTCATTATTCCTCACCTTTGCTTTCTAAATCCTTCATAAATCTATACTCACAATATTTTTTATAATTTCTTTCGTTCATACATATTGCTTCTTGAATAATGTAATGTGATATTTCAATAGGAATATCAAATATATAATTTATTTTTTCTTTATTATTTCCTAATTTTTCTAAATATCTCCAAGCATTTGAGTTTTCTAATTCTTCTATTATATTTATATAAGTTTTAGGACTTACTAAAATTACATAAGGTTTTTCATCGGTATATTTTTCATATTCTTCTATCATATTATGAATAATATTAAATGGATTTTTCATACTTATTCTCCTTTGCTTTCTAAATTAAAATCTTCATTTATACCACAATCTTTTACTTGGTCTTGTATTGATAAATAATCTTTTAAATATTTGCAATATTCGGCTTCGCAACCCCATTTTTTATCATATTTATAAGTAAAATATCTACAAGGTTTAGCACTCATACCATATTTTTTATTAGGTTTAAAACTATGATGACAATATGGCGTATTTTTAGGAATAAATAATTTTGCTAATAATTTCATACTTATTCTCCTTTGCTTTTAAGATAATCAATAATTTCATTAATTGTATCTTTTAATGCATTGATATTTTTTGCTAAAAATTCTGTTCTATCATCAAAATCACTTGAATAACATACGCCTTTTAATTTTTCAGGTATTTTCTTTTGTTCTTTTGGTGTATCTTCTATTATTTCTAATTCCAAATATATAGCATCTTCAACATTAAAATGCCCTAAAACAACATCATTTAATAAATCTATATTATCACATAGCCAAGTTGCATAATCTTCTGGATTTTCTTGTAAAACATATACATCATTTCCATATTTTATTTTTTTAGGTAAGTTTTTGTTATTTTTAATCATGTCTAATAATTCATACATTGTTATCTTCATATCATTCACCTTCTTTTTTTAATAATTGGCTAAATATGTGTACAATAATATCTACTGTCCAAGCATTACCTATACATTTAAATCTTTGTGTTTCAGGTAATATATTTGTATAACCAACTGGAATCGTTTGTAATAATTCAACTTCATCAGCATTTAATTTTGTCATCATATTCCTATTTACATTAAGATAATAATTTTTAGAATGTGTTTTACTTGTTGTTACGCAAAAACTTTTTTCATCATCTAATGTCCTTAGTGTATTTAATTTGATCGTATTACCCCATTTTTTAAAACACCAAGGCAATAAATTAAACCATTTTCTATCTTTTGAAATAATATCTTTAAATAATATTTTTTTATCTTTTGGTTGTTTTATATTTGGTATGTTAGTCCAATATAATCTAACTCTATTTTGTCCACTAACTAAACTTGAATTTATTTCAATAGGCTCTACACCTAAATATCTTGATATTATATCTTGCCATTCTTTTTTCATTTTAACATTTTCTAATAAAAAATATTTTGGCTTTACTTCATTTAATAATCTAACATATTCAAAAAATAACATACTTCTTTCATCTTTAAAATTTAACATTTTTCCAGCAGTACTAAAACCTTGACAAGGGCTACCACCAATTAATAAATCTATTTTTATTTTATAAAAACTTTTTTCGCTATATAATTTGCCATCTTTATATTTTATTTTTGTTACATCACCAATTTGTATAGTTTTAGGATAATTTTTTTGCGTAACTTTAATAGCATTTTTATCTATTTCGCTAGCATAATATTTGTCAACTTTAATTCCTGCTCTTTCAAGTGCAATTTGTCCACAACTTATTCCATCAAATAAACTTAGTACATTCATTTATTCCCTCCTAATAATTGTATTATTCGTTTTCCCATATCTTTTCTAGGGCATATTATAAATCTAACACCATATTTATTTTTCATAGTGATCATAATTTTCAAAAGTGTTTCGCCCTTAACTTTTGTATGTGGCGAACTCCAATTTTTAACATCTTCAATTGTTTTAATTTTACTATCTTGAATAAGAAATATAAAATTTTTACATCCAAGTTCTTTTGCTCGTTCTATTTCTCTTTTAATTCTTTCATGGTTTTGAGTATTGCATAAATTGGAACTTATTTCTTCAAGGTCTTTTTTTGTATCAATAAGAGTTGTATAGTCTAAATAAAAGCCATTTTTGTATCTCAATGCCATATAATCAGCACTAGGTAAACCTGTTCTAATGTGTAATATACCTTGCTTATCAAATTCTTTTAAAATATATTGTTCCTTTTGCTGGCGCGTGTCTGTTAATATAATAAAATCTTTCAAATGCTATCACCAGCATAAGTGTATCATTTTTTAACTATAATTCATAATAATTTGTTCAATGCATAACTTGCATTCTTGATTAATTTCTTCGGTTGTCCATTTTTTATCATCTTTAATACTTTTAAATGTGTTAAATGGAGCATCTTCATAAAAGCCTGCATAATCGCCGGCGTGGCAATAATCCCAGCCAATAAACCAACTTTTTTCTTTGCCTATTGCATATAAATAGGACTTGCTGTATGTCAATCCACCATGCACAAATACATCAATTTCATGATAATTTTCAGCACCATATAATTTGTGGCCTTTTGGAATCTCAATATAAGCACATGGGTATAGTCCATAACTAATTATGTAATATTTGTAGCCTTTATATTGGTTGTCATATAAAACTTGCATTATTTCGTCTTTTTGATAAACCATTTCTTTCATAACTTCACCACCTACCTAATTATGATATACCACTTATCATCTTTTCTAATTTTAGAACAATGCGCCAAATTATAATTTATGTATGCTTTTGACTTGTTAAAAAATCTAGCACATTCTTCTGTTGTTTTAAACTTCTTAATTAAATTCATTTTTTCATCAAATAATCTAACTGGTTTTTGATTTGACATTTTTAACCCTTTCTTAAATGCTATTTTTAACCGTTTTTAACGACTTTTTTATTTTTTAATATATTTATACTATTTTAATATAAATAACGCTGTATGGCGCCTAAAAATTAAAATTAAAGGCATATTTAGCATTATCGATTAATATCTGGTTCTGGTTCAGGAACATATACATAATGTTCTTGATAAAATTCTCGCATATCTTCAATTTGTTCATCAAGTCCATCAATTTCCACTAGTAAATCTTCCAGCATACATATAACATTATCAGGTTCTATATATTTTTCATTTTTATTTTTTGTGCTATATGGCTCATAATCTCCTATTGTAATTGCTGATATTCTTTCCAACAATTCTTTATCAATTAACATTTTTTACCTCCTAACTTATATTTTTTTATTCTTCTTTTTGCCAATTGCCTAATTCAATAATATTTAAAACTTTTAGATTTCTTTTTTGGCAATACTTAAATGCTTCATAAATATTTTGGCATTCAACTTCTACATTAAATATTTTTTTATCTTGAAAATACACAATCAAAAATTTCATTTAATCTTCATACACCCTTCTTCTATAATTTTCTTTCTTCTTATACTCAATCGTTCTTCTTTTAACTTCTGAGTATGTTTTAGTTATTGGTTCATATTTTAAACCTACAATTCCAACACCTTTGCCTTTGGTTTTAATTACTTCTAAAACTGCATCAAGTTCTTCAAGCGCATACCCACGTTTCGCGCAATCTTCTTTTAGTTTTTCATACTCAGGATTTTTATTATCCAGCTGATCAGTCCTTGTTAAAGTAATTATGTTATACGCTTTGTTTGAAATATTTTGAGTGCCAGCAACATCAAACAGTGTCAATCTAATTGAATTACCTGTCGTTTTTCTACTATGCGCCACAAGATGAATATTACACTTTTTATCAATAGCAAATTTTCTTAATGTTTCAGCAATCTTTTCTTGGCCACGATATAAATCGGCATTATCATTATCAATTTGCATTAAATTATCAATCACAAAATCTCTCACAAAATATTTTTCTTGTGCTTCTTCCATTGCTTTTATAATCGTTTCTATATCACGAGGTGCTTCATTGTTATAAATAAATAAATTGCCACTAAGTTTATTGTCCACTACTTCACGCGCTTGCTCATCAACGTAATAATCATAAATATCTTCTTGTTGGTACTGACGAGCTATTATATGATTTTTTGGAGTCAATTGCAACTGAAAATCATTTTTAAAATCTTCTTTTGTTTGTTCTCCAGCAAAATATAATACTCTGCGTCCTTGTTTAATAAATGCTGTAGCTAGCATACTCAATAATGTAGTCTTACCAGCATTTGTTTGTGCTGCCCAAAGTGTAACACTATTATAAGTAAATCCTTTGGTTAATTTGTCCAGTTCTTTTATTCCAGTTAAGCATCTATCTTTTTCGCCATAATTTAGTTTTATTTCACTATAATCATAAAATAATTTTTTATCATCATGCATTTCTTTTTTAGAAGAATCTTTTTTTGTGTTATTGTATGCATCAGGTTCAAACAGTTTTCTAACATCCTGCCAATGATATCCTTGGCAATGTGCATGAAAGCATTTATAGCCAAGCATTCCATTCGGCATTTGAAAAAGTGCCGCATCTGGAGCAGTATGTTCTTCGTTAAAAAAACATCTTTCAAGAACATACTTTATTGTTCCATTAGATTCAACAATTTTATTTTTAACATTTATGCCATGCTTATTAATAAAATCTTCAAGGTTAAAATTTTTATCAATTGCATTGTTAATTTCGTATTGCTTTTCTTTTTGAGTAAAATCAACCGCTATTTTTTTGATTACATCAACATCATTAATTTTTATTTCGTCCGGTACTTGTAATATTTCACAAAATCTATATGGTCTATCTTCAAAATTATCTCCTTTTTGTGACAGCGTGCCATATAATTTACAAATTCTTGCTGGATTATAAACAGACGTATCAATCTTATTATACTCATCGCTAAATTTGTCGCTCATTATTTCGAGCAAGCGTTTTACCAAAATAACATTGTCAGGTGTATTATCAAAATCAACTTTGTAAAGTAAATGATATCCATTTGCGCTAAGTGCAATAACAGGTTCTTGCCATCCTTCTGTTTTTAAATATTTATATACTTGAAGGGCTTTAGTCCACGCGCTATTAAGTTGTGCATCAGTTGAAGCTGTGCCGCTTGCTCTTTCCGGATCGATGTCAAAATAAATCCACTTGTACTTTTTTATTTCAGAATCACGCGCCGAATTCATTGCTTTTTTTATTTTGCCATAATTATCGTTTTTATAAATAGTTCTATCAATCTCATTTAAAACAAAATAGAAGCACACTTGCTTTGTTATGTTTGCCTTTATCATAGCATCAACTGCTTGTTCCGGTGTATCAAACACACCATTAAGTGTAAACCCTTTATCTTTTCCATGCCCTAATATTCTTATTTCAATTAAATCATTGTCGCCCTTAAATATCTTTAAAGCTTTTATTACCTCGTCTTTTTTTATTGTTTCCATATTACTCTTCCCTTGTTATATTTTTATATTCTTGTAAATAGGATTCAAAATTCTTTCCCGCAAATAATGTTGCCGGTCTAAAATAATCTCTTGAGTTTCTACCATTGCTCCATTCTTTGTTTTCTTCTACCCACTGTTTATATTTAAAAAACACAACATCTTTTAAATCGTCAGCATCAAATCCTTCGTTAATTCGTGCATTAATTAATTGTTTTGTATTTTTTGTTTTAGCAGAAAAAGATGTGCCAGCCAATTCATTCATATAATTAATAACATCGTCAACAATAGCATGCGTTTTAGCATGCGCTTTTTTTTCTTTTTCTTTTATTATTTCTTTTTCTTTTTTTTCTTTTATATTATTATTATTATTATTGTTATTATTATTGTTATTATTATTGTTATTATTATTGTTATTATTATTGTTATTATTATTATTATTGGTATACATTCGTTTACATTCGTTTACGTTCGTATTCGTTCGTATACGTTCGTATTCGATTGTATTTTTCTTGTCAGCCCAGTATTTATCTATGTTTGCTTTGTTTTTTATGCATTTTTCTTCATATTTATTTTTATCATTATCTAATAAATTTTTAAATTGTAAAAAAACAACTTTTAACATTTTATCTAGTTTTGGAACAATTTCGGTTTCGTTATATTCATATATGGCTTTTATAAGAATGCCAGCTTCTTCATTTGTTAATTCGTCAAATATTTCTTTTTGGTTTGGGTATAATATAAAACCGCTTTTCTTTAAAGCCATAATTATTCTCCCTTCTCTTTAAAATAAAAATAATCTAAAATTTTTGCATCCCAAGAAATACATCTTGTTATAGCAGCAGCGCTTTTTAAAGAACAACCGCGATGGCCTTTTAAAACGCTTGACACAAAAGCAGGAGTCATAAATAGCTTTTCTTTCGCTAAGTATGTAATCGTTCTTCCTTGCAACACTTTTGCTCTTTCAATTTCTTTAAAGTAATACATTTCGTCATCCTCCTTATCTATTTCCATTATATACATTTTTATTCTTCGTGTAAATAGTTTTTTGTATAAAAAAAGAACTTTTTCAAGTTCTTAATCTAAAATGCTTGCGCTATCAATTTCAACTGCGTCATTGCCAAAAACTTCTTCTGCAGCTGTTTCAGCATCGCCAGTAATAGTCCTTGCACTTAACAATTCAATGTTTTCAACTTGTATGTCGTTGCTGTAAATTGTTTGTCCATTTTTTTCATAATTATTATTTAATAGTTTGCCACAAATTGCAATTTTGTCGCCCTTTTTAGCGTATTTTTCAACATATTCAGCTTGTGCTCCCCACAAAGTAAATGTAAAAAAGTCACTGTCATATTTGCCTTCTTTGTTTTTGAAATCGCGACGTACTGCGATTGAGTTCCTTACCACTTTTTTATCATTGTAATGATTTACTTCTATATCGCGTGTCATGCGACCTATCATAAAAATTTTATTCATAATTTATCTTCCTTCCTTCTTTATTTTTCTTCTCCGCCACAATTAGGGCATGTTATTGTGTTGTCAGTATCAGTATCTTCAACTACAATTTCTTCAGTATATCCACATTCTGTGCATGTTACTGTTTGTTCTTCCATTTTATTTCTCCTCTTCTAATTTATTAATAATTTGTTTTAATTCATCTTCTGTGCAATCACTAAGTTTCTTGCCAAATGCTTTTACAACTTCAAGCGCATTAGGATAGCCTTTTATTTTTTGTTTTAATTCATCTAATTTGTTTTTGCCTTCTTCTGGTAAATCCTCACCAGCATAAATATATAAACCTAAGCCATGTCTAGCAACTGCTTTAGTCAAACTTCGTTGAATTGCTTTATTTACATCAAAACTTGTGATCATATCAACTGGAATTGATTTGTTCTTATAATCCATGACAGGTAAATATTCTATATGTTCAATATTATTAATTGTTACTCCAGTTTTTACCCACGCAGTGCGACCATCATTCCAATATATGCATCCGTTTTCAGTTTCATATATTTTGTAATTTGCGTTTGGAAATAGTTTTTTTACTTCACCCCAAGCCCATGCCCAAGATAAATATGTTAATCCATTTTTTTGCTCAGTTTTATCATTTACATTGATAGAGTTTAATAATTCAAAATAATTCTTTTTTTGCGTTTTTATTTCCTTTTTAGCTTCTTCTTTCATAGCATCCATTTCCTCCATTCTAAAATATTTTCTACATCATCTTTTAAATATGGCACATTAATTATTTCATAATTGTCATTGTTTTCACTGAACCACACAATAAACATTTCTTCAATGTCAATCTTTGCATATGTTTCTATCAAGTATCTGTAAATTGACAGCTGTATTGCATAATGATTAAGTGTAAAGTCTTTTAAATGTTGTAAAGGCGCTTTCATATCTTTTGCATACTTTTCATTCTTGTGAATGTCGCTATTGGTTTTGTAGTCAACTAACACAAGCCCATTTGTTGATTTGTTAATAAATAATGAATCAACGGCTGATGCTATATCATATGAATCATTGCCAACGACATATTCATTACCAACTAATTCAAGCTTGTCTTTAAAATCATCATAAAAATTTACACATTGCTTTGATATTTTATATATTGTTTCTACCATAATTTGGTTATCTATCCAACTTGTAAATTCATGCGGTGGTTTAGTATCATGTTCCCATAACGATTGCTCAAAATTATGTATAGCGCTACCTTTTTCGCAAGAAAAATCATTTTTATATTCCCATTCTTCTAAAATTTCTTGAACGCTTACACCACGTTTTTCAGCTACTCGCTCTGCTATAGGCACAGCATCAAATTCATTGCAAAATTCCTCAATAAAGCGTGTAACTGATATTCCAACTCGTTGCCCTTTGTATTCGTAATGATGATCCTCTGGGAAAAACTTAAAATCGCCAAATGCTTTACCTAATTTTTCTAAATACTTATCTTTCATCTTGCATTTCTCTTTTTATGTATTCGTCAATAATGAAATTAATCAGTGCATTTAATGAAACAGCTTTATCTTGCGCAATTTTCATTAGTAATTCTTTTTTGTTTGTCCTAAATTGCACCAAATCTAACTCTTTTTCCTTATTCATTTTACTCCTTTCTTATAACAATCATACTACATTTTGCTTATAAAATAAATACATTTTTAATATATTTTTGCAAAAAAATAAAAGCATCTATAAAAGATACTTTTAATAGTAAACAATAAATATTACTCACCATAAACCTCATATTTATTGTTATAAGAAGGTCGAATGAATTAAGAAAAAATTCTTAATCAATCATTAGTTTATTCTTATTATTTAAGAAGCATAAATATAGTATACAAGTTTACACTATGGTTTTTTGCTATGCAAGGTAAAGGCTAAAAAGCCTTCGGAAAGTAGGTTGTCGCTATGAACGACTTGTCCTTAATGGACAATTTTATATTAACATATTGAAACTATTTTGTAAAGTACTCATTCCATGCATTTGGTAGGTATACTGTTTCTTTTTCATATATAATTTTGTCCCAATCATAGCCATTTGACTTGCCTGCATTTTTTTCTAGTAACTTACATTCAGTTTCATAAGGAATTGCTTTATATTTTGGATATGAGTAACCAATTCCTTTTCTACACCATACGCCATTTTTAGCAGTTATTCTAATGTATTCTTCTTTTGGTGCTGGATCTGGTGTATCTTCATAATAAAGCAAATTAGGGTATTCTTTTTGAGTGCTTTTCGCAACAACTTGATCAGGATAAACATAAACATATTTTGTTGGATTTACACGTTTGCCATTTTTCCACACTATAAAATGAACGTGATTTCCTCTACTTTTGCCACAATAGCCACTATTGCCCATATTTGCAAGAATAGTGTTAGAAGTTACGCGACTGCCTTTAATAACATTTAAACTGCCTTTTTGTAAATGGCACACTCTTGTTTCATAGCCATCGTCATATTTTACTGTTACATAGTTTCCACTATCACCCGGCACCATTGTATTGTTTCTGCCATCTCTAATACTTGTAACTGTTCCATCGCCACAAGCATAGACAGGCATATTTTTGCCACCATATTTATTGTTCCAACCTAAATCAATCGCCAAATGACTAGCCTTATAACCCTTTGTTATTCCTATAAAATTTGTTGGGTATCTTAATTTCATTTTATTCCTCCTTATCTTTGGGTATTTTGCTTCCTAGGAAGAAGCCTGCTGTTGCTGAGATTAGTATCTTTAGCGTTTCATCTACAGGTATTCTAGCAATTACACAATATGCAAATAACATATAAGTTACTACTGTAATGAAACTTTTTAAGTCTGTCCATGCTTTTTTCATAATTAACACCTCCTTAATCTACACTAATAGTTCCAACTATTCTCATTAAATACGCATTTCCATCTGTTAAATTTAAATTTCCAATTTCGAATCTCAAATATACTTGTGTTGTTGTTACTGTTTGATAACCAACACCATATAACGAAACATCATTCCAAACACCATTATAATAAATTTGTATATTTGTGAAATTTATTGTAGGATTTTCTTTTTGAGGATTTGCTAATGTAACAGGCATTAATACACCACCACCTGTAATTTTATAACATATTAGCCATTCATTATTAAATGTTACTGTTTTTAAATCATTTAATTCTTTTAAAAAATTTTGCTTTGATATTCTTTTGCTTTCACTTGCTTGCACTATCATTAATGCATCGCCATCAAATGAAGTTGTAACTTCACTTAATTCACTAACTTTAATATTTGCCATTATTTCACATCCTTTTCTAAATCTTCAATTCGTTTTTGTAAATTTTCAATTACTTTTTGTTGCTCTTGAATACCCTTCCATAATATTCCACACATAGAATATAAATCAATTCCATCTTTATCAATTAGTTCATTTGGTGTTTTATATTTATCACCAATTATAAATCCAATACGATTTTTATTTGTTTTATCTTCTTTATACTTATAATTATAAATTTCAGCATTTTTTATAATATCAATAGAATTATTATTATACAGAGTAATATCTTTTTTAAATTCTTCTAATGACCCTGGCGTAATTGTTCCATTAGCATTTATATTGCCAGTAACTTTTAAATCTCCAACAACTTGTGTTCCTAAATTAAAAGTTAATACGCCATGTAAATTATCAGACGACATCATGCCAATACCAGGATAAGTATTTGCTTGACTAACTGTAACATTACCAGCAGATACTTTCCCTGCAAATAAACCATTATCATCATAAACATATAATCCATATCTATTTAATTGAGCATCTAACAAATTGTCACTACCATAAACAGAAATTGCATTACTACCAGTAATATTAAATGAAGAACCACTAATTGTTCCACCGCTAATTCTATTTGCACTTAAAGTTCCAGTATTTATGTTGCTAGCATCAATATTTGAAACATTTACTTGACTAGCATCTATTGTACCAGTAGTAATATTTGAACCATTAATAGTAGTTGTTCCTGTGCCACTTAAATCATTAACAGTAACATAACCATTTAAATTTACTTTTTCTGCTTGAATCTTTATCTGCTCTGGGCTTTGATTAATTTCACTTATTACTTCGCCTTTAGAAACTTTGCTTTCTATTAATCCTTTTTGCTTATTAATCATAAATTTAACCTCTGAATCACTAAGACTTGATACTTTATAATTGTTACTTTCTTTCTCACTGTTTTCATATTTGCTAGTGTATATATTTTCTTCAATGCCTTGCATTATATTTATTTCGTTATTTAATAGCATGCAAGGATATAATGTTTCTCCAATTTGAACTTGAAAAACGTCCAAAAAATCATAATAGCATACTCCAGTTGTTTTAAAATCATTTATTGAATATTCAGTATAATTAATATTATCTAATATATTTTGAGCAATTGTTTCACTTTGTCCATTAAAAGCAAATATATTGTCAACTATATTAATTTGCGTCAAACCATTTGCTTCAATAGAATCATCATCTTGTGCTGAATACTCATAACCGCCATCGGTTTCTGTTATTGCCACTTTATTAATAGGGCCGAACTTTTCACCAAAATTTACATTAACGTCTTTTAGATTTTCTTCATTAATAACATCACCAGTTAC